TTCGCTGAATTAGTAAAGACTATGGATAATTATTCCGTAGAAGACTTTGAAACAAAAGTAAAGGTTATGCATTCAGATTATATGTCTGCACATGCGAACTTCTCTTCTGTTGACACAAAGAAAAACACAAATTCGGTTAAGATACTTACAAATATGAATAAGAAATCAAAGCCTAAGAAAAACTACGGCAACTTACTTGATTAAAAAACTGAATATAACTTCATTTCATATAGAACGCTTTATGCGTTCTTTTTTATTGCAAAAAAAACAAAATTTAAGGAGGAAAACATAATGGCTATTAAATATGCTGCTACAAAATTTCCACAGATGGAAATTGGTAATTTACTTGCTCAGGATTATGGCGAGCACATTTTATCTGTAAAGATTACAGAAGATACACCTAATGGATATCATTTCAAACCAGGTAAGATGACTTCTCTTGATAATTGGGAGATGGAAGCTGCAACTGAAATTGATGCTTATATCGCAATGAAAGATGCGTCAGGAAGATACCTTGTTGTAATTAGAGATCCAAAGGGGGTTGGTGTTATCTATCAGAAACCTCTCAACAATGTCGAGAGTCCTCGTTCACTCGCACTTGCTTCTAATTTCTATAACGATCCAGCAGACGGTGCAGTTCGTGGATACATGCTTCATTCACAGGATCGTTATTGGCTTACAGAAGATAATTTTGATGGCTCACCTACAGTTGGAGCTGAAATCACAACGATTTCTAGTGGAAAATTAAAAATTGGTGCGTAATAGAAAGGAGGATATAGAATAATGATGAGATTTAGTACAGAACATTTAAGAAAAGTTTTTGAAGATG